GCTTCTTTCATTCCAAACAAATTGTGGTTTTCTTGGAACACAGGACTTTTAAAATTACCTGTCTCAAGAATTGCCTGAGCCATTACAATATGAGGATATTTAAACTCCAATTCTTGTAATTTACTTACAAATTTTTCTTCAGAGAATTTATTAACCTCTTCCACAAGTAATACCTTCTCGTACTCCGTCATTGTCTCAACAATATGAGTTTTTGTCCAAATAAACGTGGCAACTGATGATAGTAATGCCATTGAGACAGTTACAATTCCAATCTTTGAGAAGAACTTAAATTTGTTAACTTTAACAAACTCTAATGAATCTTGATTTAATTTGTACATAATCTTAGTCTTTTTTGGTTAATTTAGAAATTCTTTGGTACCTGTTCTCGTCGATTGCAATTCTGAACCTGTTTTCAGTTGCCCTATATAAATCTCCATTATATCCACCTAATTGTTTTTCGTACATAGACAAATAGTTTCTAACCAATTTCCTACAGGCAATATCCTGAACTGGGTGGGTACAAGAGTCGATAACACTTATAACCCATAACATTGTTTCATACCATCCTTTCATAGTCGTTTATTATTTACACAAATTTAGTAAATTATTTTTAATTATACAAAAAAAACCGAAGAAACTTCGGTTTTTAACAGTGAAGAAGACGGGAATCGAACCTCGTGGCACAAGGGATTTCTGACCCTCTGCTCTACCTTCTGAGCTACTTCTTCATTCTTGATATTTTTCACAAAGATAATAAGAAATTCCTTTACTCCAAGTATCCCCAAAATCTTTGAAGATTTCAATGTCATTTCCGTTGTACGTTAATCCAAAAACTATTTCAACACGTTCAGCAATCTCTTTGGTAATTAGGTTTAAAAGTGCAAAATTGAATTCTTCTTCAAGTTCCAATTCATAGGTAAAAAAGGTCCCTTTTTGATAATCTTCAACTAATAAAACGTCCTCGTCATTATGTAGATATTCTTCAACATTATCTTCAGGGTAAAACTTTGTATCACTCTCCCAAATAATCGCTCCGTTTTCGTTCTCAACCTCAATGTGATATAATTCAGGGTCAGAATAAGCACCTATATATGAAATTTCGGTATCACTCAAATACTCAACGTTTAGAATTGACCCAATTTTATCAAAATCAATATCAGATTTTTCAACATCAATTTCTTTTAACTTCTGTTTTTGCTCCTCATTAATCGGGAATACAAAAGTTTCTGAACCTTTACCTGATACGCTAATTTTATATTTTTTCATTTCATTAAAAAGGTAAGTCCGACTTCTCTATCCGTGTGGTGTTTCACGAGTCGGACTTGTTTTAATTAGATTCACCAATATAGTATTTCTTCGGATATGCCCCAAGAGAGTGGGACCGTAGTAACCATCCACCGAAGACCTCTACTCTCACCCGTATTACAGGGTTACCCTCAAGACATCTTCACCCTACAGTCAAAGTTACCTGACCGTCCCACTCGGAAGAAGAGTGTATATCGTAAGATTGTCTAGTGTTCTTACGACTTGTGGATTTCAACACGACTACTTAAAGCCCCTAACCCTCTAAACCCATAACGAGGGTATCTAATTCATTGTTCCCTATCATACTTGGTTGAACTTCCCCAAACCAATTAACACCGATTAAGTAGTGCTATATGTATTTCACGTTTTGTGTAGCCTCCCCCATAGCCTTGGAGCCTTCCCGCCAGGTTCACACTGTCCAACCGCAGATAAACGGTATTGTGGGGTCTTCTTTTAAAATTAGATTACTCCGACTTCAACCATTGCTTCATCAGCATATTCCATGATGATGTCAGATTCAACTGATTCAGTTGCTTCAATGAAAGCATCTCTCAATTTGTCCTCATCAATGAATGTATTAATCTCACGACCATCAACATCAACAGTGACAATTTCATCAGAATCTAATGAGTTAACCATTTCATCAAAGATGTACTGATTTACTTTGTTGGTGTACTCAACCAAGAAATTTTCAAGTTGCTCTCGTGTAAATACGATGTCAGATTCCTCAACTACGATACCCGCTTCAGATTGGATTTCCGCAATTTGTGATTGGATTTCTTTAATACGCTCAATCAATTCGTTGTTTTGTTTTTTGTTTTTTTTGCTCATAATATTCATTTTAGGTGTTTTCATTTCTTTTACAAATATACATCAGATTTATCTTCCGGACAAGGTTTGAACAATGTTTTTTTTAATTTAGAATGTATTTATAATATTATGGGTAAAATTATTAAATTAACAGAATCAGATATTGTTAAAATAGTTAAAAAAGTTTTAAATGAACAGTGGGTATATCAACCAAATAAAAAAGGTGGTTATACTTTAGTTAATGGTCCTTATCAGGGGATTGAAGCGAAAAAATTGTACCCATCATACAATGAAAAACAATATCCAAAAGAATTAGATAAGAACAAAAACCCGATAATGGCGGATGGTAGTGCAACACCAACAATTTTAACCTCAAAATATCAACAAATCGCATGTATACCTTATCTTTTCAGACACGCTTATTTCACTCTAAAGAGAGAGGGACTTAATCCTAAATTCCTTAAAGCTGCTTTAGGGATTATAGGTAGGGAAACTACTTTTGGGACAAGTGAAAGATATCAATATTTAGGTCCTCTTAAAAAATTATGGCAAAAAGTTGGTGGGGATACTTCTGTAGGGTACGCACAAATAAGACCTGAGACAGCTAAAGATTTAGGGGTACCTGTAGAAGATTTGTATACAACAATAGGTTCGTTAAAATCCGCTTATAATATTGTAAAAAATAACTACGATAAATTAGTTAGTATTGGGTATTCCGCAGATAAACCATCGTCTAATTTTAAAGAAGGTACAGGTAGTGCGGCTTTAGACATGGCAATTGCAACATTTAATTTAGGGTCTTCTTATATTACAAATTACTGTGAAACAACGGACCCTAAAGTTAAAGGTAAATGTTCCGACAATACAACAAAATCAGGTCTTCAAATTTTTAAAGATAAAAAAGCACCTAACTATTTACCAAACTACACAACCGAAAGATGGGATGGTGTTAACATCTCAACTCACGGTTATGTAAAAGAGGTTGCAAATCACATTAAAAGATTCACTTGTGGTTAAAATGAACCTGTAATGTAAACAGGAGGTTCTTTAATACCAATTAGTGATTTGATATCAGATGGAACTGATTTAACACTGTGTGAAAAACTTCCATTAGTCAACATTAAATCAACCGATGAACCACTGTCTAAAATGATAGCGTCAGTTAATCCATTTTCAATCGCCACATTAACTATTTCAGTCATAGTAACTAAAATGTACTGATTAGAATGAATAACAACAATCTCACCTTTTTTGTTTTTACCCATCAAAAGACGCATAACTTCTTTTTTAGCGTGTGGTTGTTTTAACATTGTGTTGTTCTTAACACCATTTTTCAATACCCATATAATACTTTGAGATTCGTACTGACAGTTTTCAACAGACCCAAACACAATATTAGGTTTACCATCCTTAACTATAAATGAACCACCCTTATTAACTCTTTGGTTTGTTCTTTTACCGTTCATTACAACTCCACCAATAGCCTTACCATCAGTACCAAAAAAATTTGAATTCACATAGAAATTAAAGTTACCCTTTGTAGAGTTTGATACTCCAAATTTTACTTTATCTTTTTTAAAAGTAATTACATGGAATTTTTTGTTAGACTTAATAGTGAAGTATTCACATGTATAGTCATTTGAATAGTTACTTACAATTTTAGCGCAGATGAAAATCGGTAAGATTAAGATGAGTGTGTATAGTATTGCTTTTTTCATATCACAAATATACAACTTTTTTTTAAACTGCAAAAAAAATTACCGTCTATTATCAGTCCGAAATTGGTTGTTGTCTATTATCTCATTAATATATAACTCTATGTTTGGTAACCAATCCTCTAACCTATACTGAATTTCGCCCCTTAAATTGTCAAAATCAAATCTTTTTGTGTTTTTATAGATATCAATATAAACCTTTATTTTAGATACTTTAACAACTCTATCAACAACTATTTTATCAACAGAATTCAATTCATGTAATTCATCCATTTCACCCATACCCCATTCTTCAGACTCTTCTCTCAACGTGTATAATGTTGAGTCAATTAACTCTTGAATTCGGTCTTGTAATGACCTAACTTGAGATTCTGAAATAATATACTTCATATAGGATAAATATTATCTTTCCAAGAAAGATAATACCTTTTCTTTAACACCGACTTGTTTGATACCTTCATTATCGTTTGGTGTATGTACAAAGTTATCTAAAGCCCAATCGTGTTCAAATTCCATTGAGTAATGAAGTCCAGTCTTTGCCATATTCAAATCATCAATCGCAACCCAATTTGTAACTTCAGGATGTTCCTTTAACCACTCTTGAATCTGAATACTTCTTGTTCCTTCCAAATCCCAATTTCGGTGCCATGTAACTTTTTCCCCATCAATAACATTGGTTATGAAATCTATTGGTCGTTTGATGATACCCTTACTTTCGTAGTAATCACCCATCTCTTCAACCGAACACCAAACCCTCCAATCAGAAGATACAACGATTTCCGCTCCGGTCTTTTCCAAGATTTCATTCAATACCTTGATGGCCTTTTTGTCAAAGTTGTCAAAACGAGCGTCAACAGGCATTGACATAACATCCTGACTCAACTTCTTTCTCGCTTTTTGTTGTTTCTTAAATCGTGACCCCCAATTACCTGATAAACAGATAACTCCATCGTGGTCTAAAAATATAACCTTCATATTATTTCTTTTTTGAGAATTTCTCTCGGTTTGTTTGCTTCTTTTCGGGCGGGTGTTTATACTTAATCTCAACTGAGATTGGCCCGTTTTTAAATTTGGTTAAATCATAAGTCCAGATTGTAACCGCCTCATCGTTTTCATAAACTTGTTGGTATTGTTCCTTTTTACTCATAACGGGAACAAAGATACGAATATTTTTTTAAAAATACAAATTATATTAATTTGTTCTTCACCATATCAGCCTTTAAATCATCACTATAGGCGTAAAATCTTTCATTTCTGAATTTAGATTTTGGCGAATTTGGTTTGTACGCAATTGTTATTAAAAACTTAGAGTTTTGAATCATGCTCTTATCTGTATACATTGATGTCGTACCGTAAGTTTCATTACCATCAGTCACTTGTTTAGTTACAAACGAATAGTTCATTTGTGGGGAACCACTCCAATAAGTAAGTGTTTTAGGACTAATTAAAAATCTGTTTTGTTTATAGGGTAACAGACTACTAGGCGCCATTTTTTTACTGTAGTCAGCCCACTCAAATTTAGTACTTTTTTTACCAGGTTCTAAATAAAACTCATATGTCTTACCGGAAATTTCACCTAAGTTTAGTCTTTGAGAGCCGTAATCATTTTCATTTAAAACCCCATACAACCCAAGTATGTCTTTTTTTTCTTCTTCAGTTATAATAAATCTGTTCATAATTCAATTAATGGTTTAAAATTTTCCGAAGGTTCAAATTCGAAGTTATCAATCACAACAGGTAAATCGATACTGAAGAATTTAAGGAAGTTTTCTATGTCATTACCGATTTGAACATAAAACTCATACCATTGTTTTGCAACATTTTGTCTACCAGTCATTTTTTGTTTATTACCAAAGTGAGATAAATATAAATTAATGATACCTTCACCATCTACCAACTTAACCGAAACAAAAAGGTGGTCTTTATCTTCTCCAACACTTCTTAATTGTCTAATCCCATCAATATGGAACTGATAATAAGCTTTATTTTTATTAGTATCACTAAAACTAGGTCTATGTTTATACTCAAAAGTTTTACCTTCAATGAACTTATTAATTCTATTGATTTCACTTTTCTCCATCTTTTTCAATTGTAAAAAGTCTCATGAATCTTTTTTTAAGAGTTTCCCCCGCATTATTTATTCTTGTCTCGTACTTTTTAAAAAGTTCTAACAAATTTTTTGTTTTAAATACTTGGTCCTCCATTACTTTAATTTCATCATTAAGTATTTCCATGGCAAGTCCTTTGTACTGTTTTAAATAAAACTTGTGTAGATTTTTAATGTGAAAGTCAACAGCCTCAGGCGACCTTTCCTCAGTTACTTTGATTAGTTCATTATACAATTCTTCAGCAGAATAATTTTCCATTAATTCCGCAATTTTCCATTGTTTTGTCTGTTTGAACTCATCAAGATTCATTCTTTGGATTTTAGAATACGCCTCTTGTACATTAGCATTAATCTCCCAAGGTTCAGAGTAATACATATAAATTAAAAAGTTTTCATAAACCTCAAATATTTTTCTTGGTGTGTTAACATTCTTACTTCCTGCGAATGATTTTGGTAAATATACTTTACCGACACCTGTCGATTCCCATCTCTTATAAAATTCATAAAGATGGTTCATTTCATGAGTTATAGTATCTAACAAATCATTCAATAAATCATCAATCATTACTTCATTAAACTTACTAGTATCAATAACGATATCAAAATCTAATCTCCCATGAATTGTATAATCAATTTTTTTTAATATTTTTTTTGGTAATTCGAATGAAGGTTCTTTCATATATGAATTTTCACCTTCAGTATCCTCAATATTATATGCACCACCACCTGTTGAGAATGGAGCGTCTCCCTCTAATCTTTTATTTACAGGTAGGAATTTGAACTCAATCTCAAGTTCTTCAATAGGAAAATCTAAAAAAGTTTCAATATTATTTTTGTAAATGTTTTTTAAATCTTTGTAATCAAAATTTATGTCTATCCAATCTTGTTCCATTGCGGCAACTAACTCAATAACATAAGGTTCCAGTAAAGCGTAAATATAATTAGTTAGATAAATCGCAGACTCACTAACCCCCTTCACTTCGTTTAATAATTTCTTAAAGTCAGATTCTTTTAAAATAACTTTCATAATTAATAAATACCACAAAAATTAAAGTTCGGAAAACTTTTCTTTTACCTCATTTATTAAATTATTTAAAATTTTCAATTCTGAGTCCATAGATATCTCATCGACACTAGTCATCTCATCCTCAAAATGTTTTTTTTGAAAAAGTGTAACTAAATTTTCACAACACTGTATTTGACCGTGGTGATTAACCGACTTTATACATTTTTTAATTTTGATAAATTCGGATTCAACTTGAGATATATTCATACTTTTATTTTTTTGTATAAATATAAAAATGTTCTCCGATTTCTTTTGTATATCTTTCTAAAAATTTTCCATCACAAGCTTTTTTTAATTCAACCATTAACTGAAAATGTTCATCGTCAGTAATTGTTGGTTGGATATGAATCTCATATTCAATTTTGTTAGGTAACTCTCTAACAGATATTTTTGACCATTCAGGTAAAACTCCTTTTAAATTTTCTAATATTGACATATAATTAAGTATCTACTATAAATAAAAAAACCCGTCAGAACGACAGGTCAAATAAAAGAAGCCTGAGATTACAGCTTTATGTGAGAACCTTTGGAAGGATTATTGTTTCCCTTCGTATCCACTTCCTTTTGAGAAGTATTTCTCAGTGACGGTATTTTAAGTATACCACTCTTTGAGGTTTGAATTACTCTATCAGTACTCAACTCTTTCCGAGGTTGCCACCCCAGTTCATCCTTGCGGGATTAAAGGTCTTTCGTAACAATACACATTGACTTGGGGTCTTTGTGTGCAATGAACGGCTCATTACTATGTAGTCACCTTTCACTCAAACCTGATGGACACTTTTCCTTAATGTATTTTAATTAATTGGATAATTTAAATTCCATTTAGTTTTGTGTCGTAGATGTGTCAGAGTAGTGGTCCACCTTAAGCTCCGTTTCCTTTTGAGAAACGAAATACTAAACTACTCCGTGAAGTGTCCCCACCTCCATATTCCAAGATTACTTCATAAAGAGACCTTGGTAGGTCTGACTTTAGGGGTAGTAGCGACACCACTCGTTCTCTACCTTACCTTTCGGTTTTAAGTCCTCTATCATATTGGTACCCGCAATAGTGTGGTTGGATGACCACATTTCTTACAGAGTTCCTATGGGTTATTCTTGTTGTTCTTCCGAACTCAACCTGACAATCTACTTTGCCAGGTCACCCTACCACTTTCCCTACAGTGTTACCCTCGGTACTAAAGGTGTGGTGATAATTAAATGTCTCATAATCAACCCGAAGGTCTCATAATCAACTACTGAACGGATAATTAATATTACCTATATACTTCAAAGGGGGTATTTAGGTATTTTCAAAGAACGTTTCCCCGTTTTAAAATCTCACATTTGAGATTTGTTTTACAAAGTTACGACATTTTTTCTTTCTTGTCAAGTACTTTATCAACTTTTTTTTGACTACCGAGTATCTTTCATTTCCTATAGGTGTCAAATCTTTTACAAACTTACGACATTTTTTTTAATCTGTCAAACTTTTTGTAAAGTTTTTTTTTGGTTGTGAAATATAAATATATGTCACAATTCAAAAGTGATACAAAATTAATAACTTTTTTTTAATTAGACAAGGCTTTTTTAATAATTTCCTTCAATTTTGGTGTAATTTTTAAATTATCCACCTCACTTAAACCAAAGTAACGACATTCGCTATGTTCGTGACCATCTTTCGCCCTTTCAAGATTTGGTACTTTACGACTTGACGCTCTAGAATAAAATACGTGTAATATAGATGTTACAGTCTTTTTTTTATTCATATTAATAATTGATGTCACATACGAAACTTCTTGCGGATTTAAAACAATGTATGTTTCTTCTCTAAATTCCCTAACTGCACAATCTTTAATATCCTCTTTTGGTTTAACTCCACCACATGGAATTGACCAATATCCTTCAAGATGCTCACCTGGAGCTCTTTTACAAAGCAAACACTTATCTTGGTACTTAACTAAAATACCTGCAACATCTTTCATAACAAGAAATTAAAGTCGATTATTTCAAAGTCAACAAATACTTCAATTTGTTGATTAGACCCATGATTTCATCACGTAAATTTAACAAATCACTGTCGTTAGTTTTGTCGTACTTATTGTTCAAATCAATTAAAAATTCAATAACAGTGTCACAAAAATGAATTGGGTCCAATTCTTTTAGGTCGGAAAGTATTAAACTTACTTTACCTTGGAAATCAGGTCTACCGTGTTTCCCCATACAAATTTCTACAAATTCGTCAATCAACCCATCTAAGTCACTGTACACTGTCCCAAAAGCATTGTGTCTAGCATATGATTTTGTTTGCCAATGATATATTCTAAATTGATTTTGTATTGTTAAAAGTTCAATAATTACCTGTTCCATAATTCGTTTATTTAATAAATATATTGTAAAATAAAAAACGGAGGTTAGTTACCCCCGTTTTCAAATTCTAATTTTTGTTGTTTCTTTTGTTCAACAAAACTTTGTATTCTTTCTCTTGCAATTTTTGTATAGTTCTCAGATAACTCAATACCAATCCATCGTCTGTCTAAAACTTCTGCAGCTACACAACTTGTTCCACTTCCATTGAATGGGTCCAAGACAATATCATTCTTATAAGATAAGATTTTTATTGCTTTAGTTGGGATATCCATTGAGAATGTTGCCTTTGTCATTGGTCGTGAATCATTCAAATATTTCCACTGTCCAAATACCAATTCCATAAAATCTTTTTTATCCTCTTCTTTGTAAACCATTTTTGTTTTACCTTCTTCGGTTATTGTTGGTTCTCCCTTCCATTGTGGTTCACCTTTAACTTTCTTGATGTGGTGTTTCTTATACGCCAATACAATACATTCCTTTGGATTATAGATATACGGACTTGATGGACTCATCCAACTACCCCACGCAGTTGTCTTACTTCTATGTGGACTATCTTCTTCCAAATCAACAATTCCAAAAAAATTAAAACCAATTTCTTTCATTATCTGATAAACTTCAGAGACAAAGAAAATTCTCCCCCCTTTAGCTTGTCGGTTAATTTCATAAGGAATATTCAAAGCAATTCTACCATCGTCCTTTAATACTCTAAACGCCTCTTCTAACCATTGTCTTGAAAATGCTTTATACTCCCAAAAAAACATATCGTCGTCGTGAGTATCATAAGCAATATTAACACCGTAGGGTGGGGAAGTAACTATTAAATCAATTGACCCTTCAGGCATTTGACTCATAACCTCAACACAGTCACCATTAATGACCTGATTTATATAATTTTCTATCATTTATTTTCTAATGTTTCAATATGATGTTGTAAATACCAAAGAGCCTTTTTTAAATCTTCTAACTCTTTTTCTTTGTGTTTTTTACCCGCTCGTGAGATATACTTAACAGTATTACCTAAACAGAAACCTAGGTCCCAAGCGTCTATTACTTTAATTGCTTCATAAGGATTTGAAGCTCCCCCGTAATGTTCAGGGTTATTTACCATTTCTTTTTGTTCTGACATAATATCCTTTTCCATATTCACTTTCTTTAACTAAACCATCTTCAATTAAACTTTTAATTTTTTCCTTAGCCTGGTCTAAACCAACTCTAAGAATGTGTTCAGAAATATAACTGATATGTACAGGTATTTCAAGTTTAGCTAAAAGAATTTCTGTCGGAGATGTATTTTTTCTCATATGTTCTAAATTTTTGTTCTACTTCATTACTAACAAACAACAAACAATCAGAATTCAAGAAATATCTAATTTCGTTCAAATTTTTACAGATACTAGATATCTGTAATTCTCCTACAATTTTCTTATTGAATCCCATATTACAAATATACTACGGATTTTTTAAAACAACAATAGTTTTAGCTTGAGTAATATATGTAAGTAATTTTCTTTTAAAAACAGGTAATAATGTATTCTCTAACGGTAAATCATTCTTTGACGATAACTCAAATATAGGTAACTTGTTATTTTCTCCGATTTCATCTAAAATATCAAATATGGTTTTTTCAGATATGTCTTCGTAAATTAAATTTACCCCATTTTTCTTATCGAATCTAACAACATCTGAAATTTTAACGTGATATTCCCATATGTACGTAGTACCGTTGTATACTGTAAAAAAATATCCATTTTCAATTGTGTCAAATTTTTCAGTGTTAACAATATTAATTGATATTGAGTCGTAAGTTATTGTCCATAAAGCTTTAACGATATTGAAATACTCAAATATTTTTTGTCCACAATATTTTAAAATTTTATCAAACTCCTTAATTTCATTGTCTGACATATTAGGGATTGGATTAAATTTTAAATCAGTTATTAATATTTCGTCATCAACACTTTTAAACTTTTTATCAATTGTTATATATTTTGAATCATTACTAATTGATTGTAGATTGGCTAAATGTAAAGACATCTCACTGAATAATGGATATAATTCGAATTTGTCTATTTGGGAATCTGAATATTTGATAAAATCCATTAATTTATAATAGTGATACTCAAAATCAGGAGTATGTTCAACTATCCACTCGGGATTTAACTTCAAGTGTTTTTTCTTTCTTACGTATTTCCTTTTTTCGGTTTTGTCCATATCAACCATCTATTTGGAAAATATAGTATGTTTCATCGTTAAACTCAACAGTATCCTCATCACCATCATAATAATTAATGGTCTGTCCGTAACCATCGGACCTAATAACCGCATCAATTAAATCATTCATTTTAATAAAATAATCAAGCGTTAACCCATAATTTTTAATTACCGAGATTGGGTCATCAGATACTAAATCTTCTAATAGTTCGTCAACTTTCTCATCAATCAAATCTTCAGGTATATCTTTATCACTATCTTTTAATTCATCTAACTCTTCATTTAATTCGTCATATTGTTCTTGTGATAGTTTTTCCGAGTCTTGCAATAATTCTTCAATCTCATCAATTCTTTCCTGTACATTTGGGTCAGTATACACGTATTCATCTTCACTGAAATAGTCATCTAAATTATCTCTAACATTATCGTATTCACCATCTCTGAAATAATCTTTTAACTCCTCAGTATCAATATAATCATCTATAAATCCTTGTCTAAACGAATCAACACCATTTTCATCAATTAAGTTCTCCACAACTTTGTAAGCCGTTCTTTTTGTGTCATATTCATCACCTACAGCCCAAGTTTCTCTACTCTCACCGTCATGTTTAAGGAGTTTAAAAGTTTCTAAATAATAATGGGTACCTTCATAATGAAGGTCATAAACATCAATTCTGTTTTCAATTTCTTTAATCTCTTCCTCAATCGCCTCTAAATTTAAAAGGTTCTCATTATCTTCTGTTTCTTTTTCTATCACCTCTCTTCTTTCTTTTTCAGCGTATAACTGCTCCAATCGCTTAGCATCTTCAGGTGTCTTTTCCTCATATTCCGTTTGTATCAAGTGGTTGAAAAGAGCTAAGGCACATTTATCGACCTCTGTAAGATTAGATTCGGGGTCCAAATCATTATTTTCTCTTTTTGATTCTTGCTCAGCTCTTTTCTTTAAAAACTCTTGTCTTAATAACCATTTATGATATGGTGTATTATAATAGTTAAGTTTATATTTTGGTACTGTTACCCCGTTAATTGTGGCTAATTGTGTGTTATTTGCATCAACTGAACTATCAAAAGTTATATTACCAAGATATGTTGTAGGAGTATTTGATAATTTTACTGGTCCATTAACAAAAATTTGTTTACCAGCATATTTTTTCATTTTGTTAATTCTTCTGCCATCGTAGTCTAAAAATTTCATTAGATTTTCATACTCATTCGCAGTTAAATTAACTGAATCATTTTCAGATTCTAACACCAACTCTTTAATGAATCTTTTAATTAAATTCCTATTATTCATATTAAATAAATACTGTTAAATTAATAACTATTTCCTTTTAATATTTCAATTAATAATATTTATAAAAAGAATAAATTTAAAAAAAATAAAAATATGGGCTGCGGATGTAAAAACAAACAAAATCCTGAACAACAGGCTAAAATTCAACAAGTTCAACAACAGAACGAAAGTGTACAAAATGCTGTGAAAAAAACTATTGAAAAATTCTACAAAAACAAGCAGCAATAAAATATTTATAAGTAATAAACTTTAAAACATAATAATACTATGAAAAACGGTGGTGGTAATAACAACGGTGGTGGATGTGGTTGTGGTAAATAATCAATCCAAATCTAATAACTAAACGATTTAAAAGGGAGAATATTCTCCCTTTTTTAGTATTTATAATTATGGAATTGAAAATGGGTGATACAATTTATGTTAAAGGATTCAAAGATGAGAACCCTGAATTCTATTGTTGGAAACATATGAAGGATTTAATCGGATTCCCAACAAGAGTGTTTTTAATTAGGAATGATACGATTTATGTAACACATCCTACTTTGGACGTAGTTCCATTTTCAGAAGATTGTGTTGATTATGAAGTAATCGAAGGGGTAAATTTAGGTCATCATAGAGATTTGAAAAACAAACAAAATTTTGTAAAAAAAATGGGTATGAATAAAGTTCCACAAAAGAACATTGGGAAAATTTTTAAAAATTTGAATGAGGTCGAAGAGAAAAAAGAACTTACAAATACACAAAAAAAATTATTAACCATTTTGAAAAAATTTGAGTCCGAAGATATCGATAAGATTTATATTGAAAACTCAATTGGTGGTATTGATAAGTTTTTAAATTTATTGGAAAAACAAAATTTAATGGGTTACATAGACCCATTAGAGACAGTTTGGGACGAATTTGAAAATCTTCTATTATATAAAAAAATTGAGTTAGACCCTTCTTATATTTGGACAGTGGTCAATTCTTTATCTGATATTGTGAAAATTGGCGACACTTACTATTTTGATACTAGTGGCGAAGAACTTTCAGATTTTTTCAATACAGGTAGAAATGACATTAGCCGAGAATCAATTGAAGAAATTATTGAAGGTAATTATGAATTTGGGAGTTGGGATGTAACAAACGATGAATATAGAGATGTCTACGAGCAATTAAAACCTGAAAATAAAAAATTAGTAGATGTTAGAATTCGTGAGGAGCTTACCAAAAAAGGTGCATTAGATATAGAATCAAAGTTATTAGAAAAAATTGGTTTAGAACAAGGTAGAGGGTATGTCACATTAGACGATAATATTATCACTCGTATTTTAGAAGACGATGAAACTATGAGATATGTTATTAACAGAGAATTAGACGATGTGAGAAGTGATTTATATAGTATATATTCATCTTGTTATTCAGATATACTGACCGACAATTGGTATGGTGATATTATGTCTGAATTGGTTGGTGAAGTGATTGATAATACAACATTTGAAGAATATAGTTTTAAGAAAAATGTGTATAATAATAGAACTGGAAAATCAGAACAAAGAACTGTATATGCTAGAAGATACCCTGTAACTAATTGTGTATTTAGTTTAGTTAAAGATTGGATTTACGAATACAAAGATAGTACTTGGAATGATGACAGTATTAACTATCATGGAAGTTACTATAATTTAATGAAAGCAGCAATGAATAGTGGTTTAAGAAGTGAGTTGAGAGTTCCTCATTTAGATGACTATGCAGACTATTATCAGGTTAGTAGATGTGTTAACGAAAACATAGGTGATTACTTTTAATAATTCCATAACTTTGTCTTAACACACTTTTCGTAACTTATTACTATATGTTAGTATGATAAGTTTAATTTTTATTCTATCCTTTATTACATTTTTTTCATTATTAATTCGTAAGGATAGACAAGAGTATTTCAAATACAATAAAAGATAATTTACTATTTATACCTAATTTTTTTGGTGGTAAATTTATACATGGAAAAATTAGATGTGTTAACTCGCCAAAATTTAGTAAACGATTTTGCAGATTTTGTATGTAATGTAATAAGTGATAATAATAATCATAAAACAAAATTATCAGTCGTAGATGTTGAAAGTTTTATGGTGGTTAAAGGTTATACTAAAAGTGATAATCTAATTGAATTTACAAAAATAACTTCTGACTTCATTGATAGTTTTAAAGAGAAGTATCCTGATTTAAAATACTTTAATACAATTGATGTGATGTCTTATAACTCTAATGATGACTTATTCAATGACGAAATAATTTCATTCAGTACTAAAGAAGAAAATCAAATTAATTCAGAATTAAGTATTTCAGTATCCTCAAAATTTCCACATGGTTACTCTGAAAATTATCTGAAACAAACTTACAATCATTTAAAAGAGATATCATGTAAGTCTCAACCATATTTCAAATTCAGTTGGGTTGAGTTAACTTGTAAACTAACTAAAACAGATTTTGAAATTACCTCAATTAACTCAGATAGTTATTATTCATCTGAAAAATTATTGTCAATACTGAAAGATAATTACGATGGTCCAATTGATGTGTTATTGGATGAGGATAATATGTTTCTTAATGTAGTTTAAACTCGTTTAGAGTAACCTACTATCTGGTAAAAATCCTTCTTACCTTCACAGTATTCTTTAACTAATACTAATAGATTTCTGAACATAAACGCTTCAGGTGTCTGTTTTTCACATTTGGAAAATAGTTCAATAAACGCTGTTAAGACCTGTAACGGATAATAACCTCTGTCCTCCAACATAATATGGTCAATCCACATTTTTGTGGGACATTGTAATTTATATGTATTCCTTTCTTCTTCCGTTTTAAAAGGTTCACACTCATCATAAAGTTTAATCATATCTTCAACATATGATTTAACCCTACCTTTATCGTATTGGGCTTTAGCAATCAAATCAACAATCCAATGGGTATGTGATGGAGTTCGTAATCTCTTACCCTCTTCTTTGTATTTTACAATGAAGTCCAAATCAGGTCGAGCCCCTCTTCCTCCTTGATAAATGGCAACGGTATATTTTTTATCAATTTGCCAATATGTTAAAGGGGTGTGTACCACCCCTTTCTTTTTAAAAACTAATTCTTTCATGTAACAAATATACTACAATTTTTCTTTCACAATCTTTAAAGCCTCATCTAAATCTTGAAAATCTCTGTCGGGTGCAAAAAATTCACCTTTTTCTGAAGCAACGTCTAAAATCATAAATGCCGGAACAAAGTCATTTTGAGTAGCCTCAACAAATAAGTCATACTCATCTTTGAATTTGTTAATATCTCGTTCTTTAAATTTTACCCTATGTTTGGTTAGTAATTCTTTAAACTTTATGCACCATGGGCATCCTTCCATAGAGTACACTACCAATACTTTAAGAGGTTTTCTTTTCTTAATCATAGGATAAATTGTTCAGACATAAGTTTTATTTCATTAGCAGGTTTTAAACCTACTGTGGTTGCGGAATCAATTCCATTTTTAAAAAATTTCATTACAGGTACACTTCTAACATTCATAAGTCTTGAGAAATTCACGTCAGATTCAACGTCAAATTCATAGACAGGTACTGATACTCCAGACTTGTTAATCTCTTCAGTTAATTGTCTACATGGTCCACACCAACTAGCGGACATTTTCAAAATAAAAGATTCTTTATTGTCAATTTTATTTTGTACTTCTTGTGAGGTTATTCTTTCCATAATTTTATTGTGTTTAAAAACATTTTTAGTTCATTTATTAGTTTAATATCGTAATAAACTTTTAGTTTAAAAATCGGAGTCTCTTGTTCTCTTGATAAATAGAGAATTAAACCGTTTTTTAGTTTGAAGATTTCGTCATATACAATTTCTTTACCGTCAGAAAATTTAGAATTTATAAACAAAATTTCATATTCTTTAGCATTTTTCAAAATATAATCAGGTCCAATTTTATTATCCAAAATTTGAACTCTAGATAAGTTACTGTCAATTTTATCAATGACATCCTCGAATTTAAAATCAAAAGTTAATTTCATTAAAAATCAAGATAACTATAAAACGCATCATTGTGAATATTTTCCCAAGTTAATTGTCCACTTTCTACGAACTCAAACTTGATTTCCTTACTACCAGCACCTGTAATAAACTCTGCGGTAGGATTACCCCACAACTTTTTGTTAACCATCTTTAATCTAACATCTAAATGAAAAATTGCATCATCCCAACTCTCATCTAAAGTATAATTAAATCTTCCAAGAGTCTGAACTCTTTTAAAAACAACTGGTTTCATATCCTCATTAATGTTTATCGTACCAATCATTGGTCGGTACTCAATTGACGCTCTGTCACCGTTTTCTTTACGAAGTGATATGATTAATGAACCTGGTCTATCCTGATAAGTTCTTACGCAATTTGATTGGTGAATGGACTCATCAACATACTCCTCACTCTTTTGAAGAATCACAGGTGTGAATATTGTTCCGTCTTTTAATTCAATTGGTTTGGAAATCTTGTCAACAAACTCAGGTGAATATTGTCGATTGTACTTACCTCTAGTATAAAAATCAACCTTGTCCGACCACAGGGTATGCTCAGCTTGAAATTCTTTCAAGGTTTTACAATTCCATCTAACAGGTTCATACTTAGATAATGTATCAAAAAATCTTACGTGGTCGTAAAAACTATGGATAGACAAATTCTCATCTGTCTTACAAACAAGATAAGTCTTATAACAATTAATCAAATCTCGTTTCTTAAAGCTACCGAAATTTAAATGTGACGCAAACGGTGTCTCACCATCTTTAAGGTTGAAAGCAATACACAACTCTTCATCAGGTCTTTGTAAAATGAAATCTTTACCAAATACTTTAATAAGTTCCTTAATACTATTAAAACAAGGATTTTGAACTTTATGTAATATTTTTTTAACTTTTTCTGAATTTACATTATGTAATTTCATAAAACTATCAACAAACTTAAATCCATTTTTTTGGTAATCTTTTTTAGTTGGTTTTGGAAATACATTATAATATCCCCTCCAATTGTCCGATTTTTTAATACCTTGTTTGTCTAATAAACATCCAAACAAAGAAATAGGTAGACCCGTATATTTCTTAATTGGTTCCGCCCCAATTTTGGAAAGAAATACATTAACACCCTCTATCAACTTATTACCGTAATCATCTGAATCACCAATACCGTTCATAAATGAATGAAAAAAATCCGTAGTCAACGCAATAGGAAATGAATTTCTTCTAACCACACTTGCCTTACCTTTACCTCTTTTCTTATGGTACTCATTATTTCTACCAACAGTAAAGATATTGGTTTTCTTATTAAATGTGATATAATTTAATTTGGTACTCTTACGGAAAAATACCTCACCAACTTTTCTGTGTCTTCCACAATAGAATACCTTTAAACAAACCTTATCTTCATTCTCCTCAACAACAAAAGTACTTCTGTATATTGTGGCTTCACATAGTGGATTACCATAATTTTTCAAAAATTCTTCCTCACTACCATTAACAGATTTATCAAAGGTATAAACGTAATGTTTACCATCAAAACAATCTTTTTGAGCACGATATTTACCCTTAATACCAAATGGGTCCTCAAGGATACTATCGGTAAAATCCCCCACCTCATTGTGGGGGAGATAATAACCGACGTAGAATTTTTTATTTATTATTTTAAACAAGTTCTCCATTAACAGTAAGTTTCAGCGAGTTCCCAAAGTTTTGTGTTAATCATGTTATCCATTGTCAAGGATTGGATACCTTTTACGGTACGTGTATTACGACCTTGTTGTTTGATGAACCCTCCACGGATTAACTTCTCTTGTACAACATTGAAGGTGTTCCACAAACTGTCTTCTCGGTCTCCATCACGGAGTGGGTTAATAATTGTCTCTAAAGTTAGAGTTGAGACATCCTCAGTGTTTTTCCAACGGATTCCAATTGCTTTAGATACAAAGTCAATCTTTCTATCAGTATCCATAGTTACCTCCATCATACGGTCAACTGACTTCTGAATCTTTGGTGTGTTTAATACAAACTGTTCAGTAATCAACTCAACATCACTCATACTCAAATTCAAGTGAGTTTGTTTCATATCTCCGAAAGTTGATACAGGTAC